GTTATAGACGCTAGAGTCTATGATTGTGAGCACATTTTCGTTGTTTGTGTCCAGAACTTCTATGTTCAAGTTGTGACTACTCATCAGTTATTCGTTTTACGCAAAAATATGTAAGTTCTCTCTTGTGGCAAAAAACATTAGTTTTGAATCTATTTTGCTAATTCTTAGAGTAGAATTAAGAATCCTCCAAAAATAGTTGCAACAGCAGCAGTAATATTTCTTTGTCTTTTGTACCTTTTTACCTCAGCAATCCTAACTTTCAACAGCGTATCCTGGTTTTGAATTGTTTGGTCTTGAAGAGAGACTACTGTTTCTAAGCGAGAAATTACGCTGTCTTTTAAAACACCTTGTTTGAATAAAGACGCAATAAGAGTGTCTTGTGTTTTTAAAATGATTACAGTGTCTCGACGATTTTTTGCAATGGAAAGTTCGTCAGCCAATTCATCAATAGTGTTGCCTAGTATTGCAATTTGTTTCTTGTCTGTAGTGTTATTTCGAAGGTATATCGGTACTAGCTCTCTAGTGTGTTCGATTCTCTTTTCAAGAGTTTTCTTTCCGGGTACTTTAATAATTTGCGGTTCTTTCTGAAAAATACCTAGCAGAACTACGACTCCAAGAGATAGTGTAAGAAACAAATTAATTAGTGGTGCGTTCTTTTTCATGACAAACTTTTTAGCATTTCAATCATTTTTGGTGCCGGATAGATGTCGGTTTTATCTTTTCTGTAGGAGTTGTGAGTATACAACCCAGGTACATTTTTCAAAGCGTCTGTGCTTACAGAGAACATTTTTGCGTAATCGAAGTCTAGTGGGATATTGTATAACTCGTTCCAGTAGAGAAGTAGTTGTCGGACAGATTCGATTTGAGCATCTGTGTAAGCGTGCCAGTATTTGAATCCTTTGTAAGGTTCATCTAATATACACACATCTTCGGCTTTAACTTCTTGGTCTACATAATTATAAAACTTGTCTCCCACTTTTTCGAGGGGGCCCCAATTACAAATCTCAATTCCAATCGATGTTTTGTCAAGTACTTTTGCTGGTACTTTATAAGCTTTAAAAACTTCCTGTTTGATACCTAAGTGATACGCCCAATACTTAGAAGAAAAGACTTGCACTATCTCACCGTCACTTGTGTTCTTAGCGCCTTTTCCTGAGATGAGAACACATGTAGCTATTCTTCCGCGTTTATCTGCATCCCAAGCTTTTGCTGTAGAAACTCCAGAGGAATTACCAGCTGTGTGGTGCAATACGATCTGGGTTTTCTCATGTTCCTCCTGAAAAAACTCGTCTTTATTTAGAGGAACTTGTTTGATTTTTGATGTGTCTAGGGTCATTTTGTTTTTAATTTTTCGTATACGTCTTTCCACTTGCTAGGTAAGAAACCTGAGAATAAGTCGAAAAATCTTTTAAGCCAGTTTACATAGCCTGCTTCTTCTAGATTCTCAAATACTGACCAAAATTCAATTCCTGTGAAAAATATGATAGCTGCTATTGGAATATTTAGCTTGAGAGATAAAAGTTGAAAGTGTAGGGCATTTTTAAACAGTAATGTGTCAATGAAGAAAGTAATGAGTACTGCAATCCCGTACTCTACAAAAACCTTTCTACCCATCTTTTTTAAACCTTTCGATTTAATTCTTGTCCAGAAGACTAAGGTAAAAGGGTTGAAGGCAATCTTCTCACTTATTGCGTCAGCGTGAATTCTTGTGATTGTATCTAGAATTGTAGCGATTGCAAAGAGAATCAGGATGTGTTTTATGTCGTATGTTGAAAATAACCAGGCCACGGCTGCTGTTAAAAAAAGGTATGCTTTGCTGCACTTTAAAAATGTTAGGATCGCCGACCCAACTTCGGCTAAATCTTGGTACCACGTACTGTCTATATTTTTCATTTCACACGATAACTGTTTAAGTGTCAAAAATAAAGCTGTTTATTAGAAAATAAAAAAAGATTCTTTGTCTAAAAATAAAAAGCCACCCCTGTTAAGAGGTGGCTTTGTTAGAGAGAGTTATCTCAGACTATGCGTGTACTCCTGAAATACCTGCGTTAGCAGCAAGAGCGTTTAACAAATCTTCGACAGCTTGGTGCTTACCGTACTCAACAAAAATCTGGTAAGAGATAGAAGACTCATGCTTCCCTGCAAAACCATTTGAGTGAGTGTTGTGATCTACTTCAACGTAGTAAACAACTGCTTGAGCAACATTATTCTGAACTGCTGCCTCCTCGTTAAGAAGAAGACGAGTCAAGTAATTTTGTTGGTAAGCAGTGCCACGGAAGTATGCACGGCCTTCTTTTTCAAGCTCACGTAAGTTACCGTACAAGTGTGTACGTGGTACGTAGCGAGAAACCCAAGTTACTTCATAAGTCCCTTTAGGAATGAAGCCGATACCTTCACGGATTTCGTCAGCATAACCACCAGAAACTTGAAGTTCAGTTCCAGATTCAGTAAATGCTACGATGTCGCGAAGAGCTTCGTCACCAGAAAGAATGAATGGCTTACCTTTGAATTTGATACCACATAAGCAGTTTCCAGAAGGATTGCTGCCTGCGTTTGCATCTTTTTTCCACATGTAAGTGCCAAAACTGTCTGGTGCGCTTGTGCGGTAGTAATCCAAGAATACTGGTGAACATGCCTCACATACAAGGTTAGAAATAACACTTGTTGTATAGCGTGTGAAACAGTTCTTACGATCTTCTACTGCATAAGGTGCTCCAACAACACCATCAAGATCTCCTGTTGCATTTGCGATTGTCAATGCACCAACAACTGCGTTAAGACCTACGAATGTAAGTACTCCTGCATCAGCCGTAACGGTAATACCTGCTGCTTGAAGAGTTGCTCCATGAGCAGATACAAAAGCATTTGCAGTATTGGTTAAGCTTGTTGCGAATGTTAAGCCATAGTCAGCACCATTAACAGAGATTGTTGCAGTACCGCTAGTACCTGACAATTCTACGTCAACTGCTTGGTGAGTCAATGAGTCTGCAATCTCGATAGTCAAGCCAGAGTAAGCTCCTTGAAGCTCAGCAAGACGGTCTTCGCCACACTCGTTGTCCGGAAGAACGATTGAGTATGTTTCAGTGATTGCATTACAGCTATCGCCAGCAACCCAAGAGATCTCAGTTACGCTAGAGTTTTCGCAAACGTCATGAACATCACCAACTAAATCGATAGTTGCTGTGTTACGGCTGTTTGTAGAAGTTCCAACGAAAGAAGCGATTTCAGCGCTAGTGATCGGAGAAGTGTAAACTGCAGTGTAGTATCCTACACCTGCGTTATTACCTTGTGCACGTTGTACAGTACCTGCTACAAGTTTAGCGGAAGCTAAGCTTGCTGAGATAACTGATGAACGATCTGTACCATCATCTTCAATTGTGATTGCATACAAGTAACCACCTTCAACAACAGTGTAACCTGCAGGGCACTCAGCACATCCTTTGATGATTGACGCAATTGATTGTACGTAATCAGCTGGTGCACCTAAAGAACCTTTAAGTAACAATTGGTAAGTTGAAGTTGAACCTGTACGGTTGATACGGATCACAGGAACATCGTATTGTGCTTGTACAAGAGCTAAAGCTTCTGCATCTCCTGTATCACATACATCGAGTGTATAGTATACGTAAGGGATTAAAGCTGCTGTCGCACTGTTGTCACAATTACCAAATACTGGTGTGATGTCTACAAACTCAGATACCAAAAGGCCACCTGAAATTTGGTGATTCTTCAAGCGCTCGATTGCTTCTAGAGTAACTGCTTGGCAATCTACGTTTGCACATGAATCGCAGTCTTCGCAGTTATTGTAAGGATCGCAATCTGGAATTTCAACCTTAACATGAACAAGTTCACGCTCAGTTGCTCCACCACGATACTGGATAGCACCGTTACGAAGTTCGAGAGTAATGTTCAAGTGAGATTGACCTTTCTTGAAGCTGAATGCAGTTGCATCGTCAAAGCCGTTATATCCGAGAATAAGCTCGTCCATAACTTGCTCTGTGCGCTCAGGGGCGCTAACACGCAACTTTTTAATTTCACTCAAGGCAAAAGGAATCGTTGAGCTTGCAGCATCAGAGAAGCTACGAGTAGGCTCGATAGCTGGACCTCCGATTTGGATTGCTAAGCGCTTCTTGTCCTTTGGAATACCTAAGAATGAAGAGAGTACTGCTGCACCATTGTCGCCAGAAGCGAAAAGGTCAACAACAGCTAATTGGCCGTTTGATAATTGATTCGAACCGCCGGATGTGCGAACACTACCTCCGATTACGAAAAAAGAACGGTCGTATGCTCTATTTAGTCCCATTTCTTAATTAATTTATTTTGTTAAATCGTGAAAAGCCTATCTTTATTTAACTGATATTCCGCAGTCTCGGAGTTTATTGCTGCAAATTCTTTTGCCATCGCAAGAAGAATAATGCCTACCACTTTATCATCAAATTCAGGATCTACGTTTCCAGATGTTGTTTGGTCTGGTCGAACTATCCCTTCAATGTCTACCTGTACTGGGTAGCGATAGTAAGTAAGCTTAACAGCTTCAATTGTAAAGTCTTTTTTATAAATTACAATTGAGTTGTCACCCAAATGATAAAAAGTCTCTCTGTATTCGAAAGATGGCTGGTGGTTTGTATCTACCAACTTCTCTTCTACATCTTCACTTTTTACTTCAAAGAGTAACATATCGTCTGCTTCACAGCAGTCTGTTTTTGCCTTAGCAGTAATATTTGCAAACTCAAAGTAGTTCTCTGGAAGTGTGAATCTACTGTAGTTGTCTTTGTTCTCAACTAAGGTCAGAGGTGTGTTTTTTATTAGAAGAGCTTGAACATTTCTGATTGAATCTTCATTACGCTTTTCTAAGTTCCAAACTACGTATCTGTTTTGGATGTCGTTGAAGAGCATAACAAATCTTGGCTTATCAACACTCGTGCGATTATTAGTCGCATTTCTGTTGACAAGGTTAAGGAATTGTATGTATGCCTCTTGAATCGTCATCTATTTCAGTTTAGTCCTCTTCAGTTACTTTTTCACCTGTTAAGATTTCTGTGCGGAGTGCACGTAAATCTGGGTGTTTAACTATTGTCTCAGATGCTGTTTTCAAATCTCCTCCTAGTTCAATATCTTCAAAGAAGATTTTACCATTTGGAGCTACAACAACTGGGCTCATTCTTTTTTGAATACTTTCAGTCAAGTTTTTGTAAATGTACATTTTTTCCATGACTGAAGAGTTATTCATCTCTTCGATTGTAGCCATAAACAATCTGCAACGTCCTGTATCATCTTTTACTGTCTGATAGAAGATGCTTGACAAAGTATCGTTATCAGCATTTGCTGGGTACTTACCAAGGTTTAACCACTTGAGGATTACTTGTAATCTTTCAGGGTCATTTTCAAGAAGTTTACCAAACATAGAGACAGTCTTCATGACGCTCACGTTTTGATCTTCCTTGTCTTTTGAAACTTTGGTAACATCCACTACAACGTAAGATGCTGCAGCATATTTTGCAGATTTCTCTTGCCCAGCCGGTGCAGCATTACCTGTAAGTAATGTAGCATACAAACGCATCGTGTCGATTGGGTCGTTTGTGTTGTATATCATGCCAGTTCCAACTCTCCAACTTGTTTTGTCCAAGGTATCTTGGTTTTGATTTGAGAGAGCCTCCGGTGAGCCAATGGCTGCTTGGTAAGGCTTCAAAACTGTTTTTACTCGTTGTTTTGAGATGACATCAGCTTCTTTTTCATCTAGTCCTCTGTAACATGGGGAGTTCTTATAGAACCCGGTGTCCCAAAGACCTTCTTGTGATCCTGGATTTGTTACGTAACGAAAATGAAATGATTCGTCGATACCATCAGAAGGTAATTTAGATACTCCTGCTTTTACAAAGCCTGTTGGAGCATCGCCATCTCGTTTATCGTCAACGCGATACATTCGGTTTTTGAATACATCAAAACCGTTGACATTAAACAGTAATTCTGGTTTTTCGTTTCTCATGTTTTCTTGGTCTTTTATTGTTTGGGATTTTAAAAGAGGGGCGGTTTCCCGCCCCGTTCTTTCATTCTAAGATTATCGTTGTAATTCAATAACCACTTGACGAGTGATGTCGAGTACCAAAGACGCACTGTTAGAGTGTGCCCAGAAAGTACGACCCATGTTCTTCAAGCTTGATTGAACATACTCTGTACGACCATCATTTGCCATACGACCTTGCTCATAACCGAATACGAGGTGACCGTCAGTTGGCTTGATGTAGTATACGTTTGAAGTTGTACTACCCCCTTCTACAAGTGCAGCGTTGTTTACGCGGTTAGCGACATTGCTGTACTCAGGGCTAGTAGCATCTTCGATGACCATTGAGTAAGACGTCCAAGCAACACCTGTTCCGTAGAAACCTTGTGCTTGTTTGTCAGCTAATGGTTGGTAGTCAAGAGACTCATCCAAGATAACTTCAATCATACCGATACCAGGTACCGATACAGAAGTAAAGCGGATAGGTTGTAACTTCAAGTTTTGAAGATCACCTGTGAAAGCTTTTTGAGTTAACTGGCTGTCAGTACCAAATAAGCCTGCAGGCATACCTTGTAATTGATTTACAACTTCTTCGCGGAACAACTGCATCAAGTTAGCGTGTGCCATAGATCCAACTTTGAATCGGATAACGCGCTCGATAACTGGAACGTCAGAGTTTTTGAAGATGTAAGATGCTGCGTTGTGGATGTGATCAAGTGTGATTCCACCTGGACGAGCGTAACGGATGATTTTACCGCGACGTAATTGGTGCCAAACACCTTCGTTCACAAGTTTCGTACCTTGGCTTGTGCGGAAAGCACCTGCTTTAGCAAATACAAGAGCTTGAGCTTCCATCATTGCAAGTTCTGCTAACACGAAGTACTCTAATGCAGGACCTACGCGAAGATTTGAAGGGTCGCTGTTGAAACCAACTTTACCTTCAGCATTGCGCATAGTTTTTGCAATGAAGTACATGTCCATGTTACCACCGAGAGCTTCTAATTTAGCCATTGCTGTCTCACGAGTCTTTTCTGTGATAGCTTTAAGACCTGGAGTTTTCATAGCAGACGCTTTCGCTGTGTAGAAAGTCTCTACTGAACGAGCATCACCAAGGATGAATTCGTTAGTGATAGTACCAACTGGCTCATTCAACAAGTTGATAGAAGAGTAGTTTGTACCGAATTCTCCCATGACGTTAGTCACTTTCATGTACTGAGTACCATTTTTCAAGTATTCAGGTGGGAAGAATTTCTCTTTGTCCATAGTAACCATCTGACAATAGTGTTTGAAACCATCGCCTTGAGGCTCTACATCGTGGATTTCAGATACAATACATTGCTCACCCATAAGTGGGTCATAAGTCAATACATCACCTTTTTGGAATTCTTGTGAAAGAACGAGTTCAAAATAAGTCTCGCCTTTTCCTGGCTTTTCGTAAGCAGTAGAAGTGTCTTCTGTTACGTAAGCTTGAGTACCTTCGCGGTGAACAGGAAGATCATAAGTGATCGATTGTCCTGGTTCTACTTCGAGTACAGCAGACTTTTCAAACAAGTTTCGCATGAATGTGAGTGGTCGTTTGTGAGTAGTCGCAAACAAGTTGATCATGCCTAAGTGCTTGCGGTGAGAATTCTCACCGTCTAGTAAGTAAGCTGCAACTTTTGGTGCGTCTAACCACTTCAAATCTTTAACTCTTTTAGAAGAGGTAAAGCCAACAACCATATCTCCATTGATGGATTTGAATGTGCTAAATTGGTTATTCATTTTAAGTTTTTTAGTTATTGTTCCTAATCATCTAGAGAGAAGAATGCTGCTCTAGAATTACCTTGTGGAGGTGTAGGATCAACTTTGTCATCTTTGCGCTTCAACCTTATCGTTCCAATTTTTTGCGCTGTATTCGTTAGAGTTTTAGTTACAGCAGCATTGGAGATTTGGCGGATGTATTCTTCCCTATCCTGTAGCCACAAAGCAAGCTCTGCTGCTAATTCTGGATTCTTCCGAACTTCCATTAGTTGCACATCGAAACCAAATCGATTGCCTTCCCCCGGCTTTGTAGCAAAATCAACAAGTCGGCTTTTAACCGTGTCATTGAGTTGGAATTTAGAGTCTAAAGAGTCTTTGAAATTCTTTTTGTAAGTTTTCAAATTTTCTTTGTAAGCTCTTTCTTGCTCAATAGCTTGTTGCACTTGCTGCTCAGCGTGGTCAGCGATGGCTTGTTTCATTTTTGCTTCGAATTCAACAGCTTTTTCTGCTAGAACTCCTTGCTCCTCGTAAAGTCTCAGTCTGGCTGCAATGTCCTCTTGATCCTTACCATTTGCTTGCATAAATAAAGCTACAGCGCCTCGCTGCCCCTCTGTAGTCTCCAAATCGAGTTGGTCTAGTGGATCGGCATACGCTTGTTGATATTGAAGAACCGAAGTGGGGTTACCACCGTGAGATTCTATTTCAATAATCTTTTTCGTAAGGTCCGAAAGACCTTTTGTTGACACTTTATCTTTGGAAGACCGTTCTGTCTCTTCAGCTATATACGCTTGAATTAAATCTGTGAAGACTTCCTCTGTAATATCGATGTCATCGATTGGAGTTTCTACGTCCTGATCACCAACTGTTTGAACAACTGAAGTAATTTTCAGCTTTTTCAGTTGTTGGCGGTATCGGTCAGAAGCAGTTGGATCGATGATTGGTTGAGGCGTTTGCTTTCCACGATTTTGATTTGTGATACCATCCCCATCATCTGATCCTTCCGGTTCATTTCCGTCAGGGTCATTTCCATTATTCAAAGAACTGTCTCCAGAATCCCCTTCTCCCGTTGGAGCTAGTACTGGATCATCGTCATCATCAAGATTCAAAAATGGCGGTGTGTTCGATGGATCATTGTTGTCCGGTGAGTCGCTTGGTTCAAAACCAAACGGGTCGTCGGAACTTAGAGCATCGAGCTGAATTATACCGCTCGCTTTATTACCAGTTTGTGACATAGCAAAATTATTTAGGATTTATAAGTCCTGCAATTTTATGAATTTTATTACTAATAAGATAATTTAATATTTTATTATTAGTAATGATTTAATTTTTGTTGATTGCAGCGATGGTGACATCATCTTTTTTCATCTGAGCTTTTACGCGAAGTTCTTCCGCTTTTTGTTTGAGTTTTAAGATGTCAAGCTCTTTTTGAGACATCTGTTTTTCCTTTTCTAAAGAGATCTGTTTGTCTCGGAAGTCTTTGGTGTTCTCCATTTCTTTCTCTGCCAGCGCGGTTTTCGCTGTTGCATTGATAGTGTCAAAGCTTTGTACGTCAGCGTTTTTGTCGGCTGCACGGCCTTGTGCTGTAAGCTGAGCTACGACAACTTTTGTTTTGTTTTGAGACTCTGTCTTAGCCATGTCGTTTTCAAACTCCATGCGTTTGAGTTCTTGCTCTTGCTGGCCTTTCATAGCCTCTATCTCTTTGGCACGTTCGTGTGCAATCGCATTTTGCTCTTCTCTTCTTGCAAGGCCTTTCTTAGCTACATCTAACAATTGTCCCATCGCATCTGAAGAAATTAGTTCCGCAAATAATAATTCATCGGTGCCTACGGTATTGTTTTGGATCAACCATTGTTTGTACGTTTCTAACTCCTTGCGCTTTTTAGAATCTTTTGAAGGCATCAAACCTATGCGTCTAAAAGGGAAATTCGGATCGTTTAGTTTCAAGAAAGCCAAACTTGCGTCACTCTTGGTGTACATTATGGTATTGTCTTTCCTGTTAGATTGGCAATATTGCGCAACAGATAAATGCAGCTGTAAAGCATTTCTTTCGTACTCGCTAAACTCTTCGAATATTTCGGCAATTTGAGAAGTGCTGTTCTCGTTATTTAATCGTACCCCTTCTGCAGTTTCATACTTAGTAGGTTGAAATGCTGCTTGCGGGTTAGCTCCTAAAGTCTCGTAAGCGAGAAGTTTGTATGTATTTGCAAGAGCCAGTCGGGTTTGAATTTGACTGGCGTAGCTGAGGTTGTGTGTAGTAAGCTGGTTGAAGTTGTTTGCGTTTTTCTGTGCATCACCTGATGTCTGTACTGGTAAAATACCAATGTCTTTGGCAAGGCCCATCATCTCTTGCATTGCTTCTTGTGCGTCTCCCCACCCTTCTATTTCAGAAGGAATTAGTGTTACGTCTAACAAGAAAAATACTCCAATTTCTTTTTCAAGCATGTTATAGATCTGATTCATTACCAAGTTAAATGCTGCTTGGTAAGGCATAATCTTGTGAGCAAAAGGCTGACCTATGTATCCGGCTACAGGGAGTTTGCGATCAAACTCGCTATCTCCTTTTATTTGGTGTAAAGATTCTCTACAGTAGATGTAAAGATCTTTTTCAAGATTTGGGCTTGTAATTTTGACACCTTCGTAAGTTACTGGTCTATATGTCCAAACAATTGTGTTCACCTCTTGATCTTCGTAAGCACGTTGATCAGATGTAATGTCTACGATTGAAGATTTGAAATCTTGTTTGATATTGTTGTCTCTTAAGAATTCTGGAAGAATATCCTCTGTAACGTCGACAGTAACAACCATACCGTTCTCGTTCTCATACTTCAGTAGGCCGTACAAATCTTCCGCAATAAAATAGACTTCTGTTACTTCACATAAATCAGATCTGTGCACAAAGTCATCACGCAAAACATTTGCGTAAATATTGTGGTACCCATAAGCCATGTGTTTTGCGTATCTTGGTAGAAAACGGTCAGATTTTGTTTCTGAACCGTCTGCATTGAACCAAGTAGCTTCTCCCATAGGTACTCCGAAAGTATCCTGAATATTCAGGTAGAAGTTGTAATCTTGAACTCCTTCAAAAGGAACCCAAGTAGGTTTGTTGAAGTTACTTCCCATGGCTTGGTTAATGCTTCCTGAAGCTTCACCATATCCGAGGAATGACTTCCAATCAGGATTACCGGCTAGGAGTTTTCTTTGATCATCTGTTTTAATGTGGGGACCCCATCTGCGGATAACTTCCGAAGGAGTTAAGAAGTGCAATCGTCCAGCATAGTTACAATCTTGGACGAACTTTGCATCTACCTCTTTAGAAAAGAACGTGTTCTTGGGGCTCCATGTCTCGGCCACATATTCGTCAAAGCCTACCCGGTAATGTCGAAAACAACGTCCAGTGAGAAGTTTATCTCGAAGTTCTTCTTTTGATAAAAGATTCAAAGACATTCTTTCCCTGTCTCTTTCGAGCGTTGCTTCTCCCCATTTCATGCCAATCGTTTTGAACGTTGACTTAGAATCCGAGAGTGTATCTTTTGGAGTTAACGCTTGTTTTTGTGCAGCAAGTTGTTGCATAAATGCTTGTTGCTCTTCCGGAGAAGAGAACTGCTTTCCTTCTGGCGTTAGTCCTTGTGTTGCTAAATAAGTGCTTACCTCGTTTTCAATGAGGTCGTTGAGCATTTTTGTAATCTCTTGGTTCTTGTAGCGTAAGAACTCGTTTTCTGCAATTTCCCCTGTGTCAATCACGTGGAATTTATCTTGCATATCTACAAACTTACCAACAATATCTCTGATGATACTACCTAATAAGTCGTAATGTTTTAGGAATGCTGGTACACCGGCACCGTCTAAAAGGTCACTAAGTTGCTCTAGGTGAGGAACAGCGTATTTAAGTTCTTGGTAGGACATCTTACCTTCTACCATGCGATAGTAATCCCAGAACTTGCTGTTCTCAATGAATTGTTCCCTACCAATAAATTGGAAAGCGTCCATGACAGCCTTCTGCCATTTCTTGCTCTCTTTGACTGATTTACGTACAGTCATAGGAGGCAGAATATCTGTCTTGTTTATGGTGTTAGTCCAGTTTGGTAGTAACATAGAAGCAAATATAAGGTAATAAGAATTATTCTGATAATTTATTAATCACAGAAAAATATTTCTCAACGGCGATACGGAGATCTACTCCTCATGGAATATGGTGAGAGTTGTTTTGCGGGCTTGTTTTTCATCTGACTTTGATCTTCGTAAGAAGAGCCAGTACGTAAAACATTAGACTTGTGTTTTAAAGATTTTGGCCGAACATTGTCTACATCCAATAAATGTGCGTATAGAAGTGCATGCGAAAAAGCTTCTTTTCGGTCAGAGTTTTTTCCTTTCTGCCAGTCTTTTAGCTCTTGCAGAAGTTCGATGTCATCAATAAATTCTACGGAATATTTAACAATTTCTCTTCCAGAATCATCAATGCCTACCGTATGTTGTTCCCAACACCAGTCAACAAGCACATTCATTCGGTATTCATTATTACCGGCGGTAGGGAATAATCCGTATTTCTTTTGGAGCTTGGCGTTTGATCTAGCATCTTTTGATTTTGCAAAAGTTACGGCTGGGGCCAACCATTTTGCTGCTTTATTTTTACCTTCTAAATATTCTTCAAAAGAAACGTCGACTGCTTCCATAAAACACTCTGCAGACCACATTTCGATTAAGTTCTCGCAAGTTGCATGGAAATCTCTGTGTCGTTCTGGTCGGCTAACGTAAGAGGCGTGGATAGTTTCACAAGGGTTATTTAATTCCAGATTTCTTCTTTTGATTACATAAAAAGCTCCTAGTGAGTCTGTATCTGAATCGTTTAATTTATAATCATCCAGACCAGAGACAAATGTGTATTTTTCTGGTTGTTGTTCTGGTACTTCATCGTAGATTACAACAGGTGCGTCAATATTACCACCGGTGTGAACTACAGCTGCTTTTGTTTTTGCAGAAAAAACTGTTTTGTAATCTGCTCCTTCTCTTATGATATCTACGCTTCTTCCGCTCATGGCAGTCTGTTCAAGCTCACGAATGCGTCTTTCAATTACAGCTACAGGAAAGGGGTTTGGCGTTGTTGTTAAGAAGCAGTCGTCCGTATCCAACGGATAGTACATTTTATTCTTGTTCTTCGTGCTTTCTTTGGCGCCAGCACCTCCTAACGATTGAATACTTTCTCTTGCGCTTTTCCAGTCTGTAACGTTTATTTTGAGTGCCTTTAACTCTTTAGAGTTGAGCTTGACAAATTCTCCGAATGACTTGCTGATTTTTGGAACAGTCAAACGATACGACATTTGTCCTGGAACAAACGTACCAAATTTCTTTCCTTCTTTCCAAGTTATTTCCTCTGGATCTACAAAGTTATTTAGACGCTCATAGTTGATTGGAAGCACATCGAAAACGTCCGGGTTTTCTAAGACCTCGCGGGCGTCTTTCGAGAGTGTTGTATTACCAGATGTACCGCTAAGAATAGGTATTAATTTGTACCCATGAGGTGTCTTAAACGATGGTATTGCGGATTCGAAAATAGCTTTGAAAGAGTATTTTCCACAATTACCTGTAACAATATCTCCGTCAACTAAGAAGGTCTCTGTTGGGTGATCTACGCCTAAGCAGTAAACATTACTACTATCTTTTAAATTGATATTTAAGATTTGTGTTAAACTGCCAGTCTGAGTTTCTAAGTTGTAAGTTGGAACATAAATTTTGTTGTGTTGTTCGCTAAAAAGATATGCAATCTCCCAAGTTTTCTTTTTATTTTCCAGAACTATTGTTTCTCCGTCGATACTGATTGGCCACTTGTGGTTTGGAGAAGATATTAAAGATGTGCCATTGGCAAATATGAACTCGTATGTTTTATTTGTTGTAGGATTTATCTTGCTATTAACAGTTGTTTCAGAACCATCTCCTGCGTAAATAGTGTCTCCAATTTGAATATCCTTTATAGGTTTTAAACCTTGTGGTGTTGGTATTAATGTGTCTTCATGTAAAGCCTCGTCCATAATGTATCCTATCGGGCTGAGACCGGCTCCTTTTTCAGAAGAGCTGCTAGATCCTTTCGCTGCGTTAGTGATACGTATCTCGGAGTGAACGTAGGTCTTACCAGATGTGCTTTTATCTTTATATCCAAAGCTGACATAGTCTTCCCAATCTTTTTTGATTGTAGGTAAGAAGAATGCAGGATTTACGCGGTTTAATGACTTATCGATGAGACTGGTGATGGATTTTAAATCTCCTTCGTCACCACCAATGATGGAAAAGTTTCCATCAGGTTTTGTTAGTACAGTGTGTTGCGTGTATGAAGCAATAAATGTGGTTTTAGCGAAACCACGACAACCGAAAAGAAAGAGAACTTTTTGTCGTTCTTGAGCTTCTTTTAGCGATTCAATAATATAGTAGAGGTTGTCATCTAAGGGAGGATTTCCCATGATATCTTTCATAGTCCCATTCTCCATTCTTGTTGGTACCGGAGTCTGAAAGAAGTTTAAGTGAAAATACATGAAGGGGTGCATCTTGTAACCACCGATGTTAACCCCTTCTGTAATTTTCCGCATTTCCTCTTCATAAAACTGAAGAGTCAGCGTTTTTTGGTCAAAGTAATGTTTAGAAGTATCCCACTTGGGGACATCCTTCATATTGATAAACATTTCTGTTGACTGCGTAGGTAGCATGTTATTTTTGAACTGTGAAGTAAGGTGCGTTGAAAGCTTCTTCAATACCAGCTTCTGTCATTCGCTTAGCAATGTAGGTTTCAAAGATGTTTTTATACATCTCTGCATCAGCTATTTTTAACTCTTTGGTTACAGAGTCGTAAGCAAATAAAGATTTGGTATTTGAATTGATGAATTCAAAGTTAACTTTTTCTTCTTCAGTTAAATCTAATTCAGTTCCTGTGAGGGCTGCAAGTTCGTAAAGCATGATCATGTTTGAGATGTTTCTCTGAATGTCTTGCTCTTTTAAACCCATCATTGTAGTCGTCTCGTGAGTTTTTTTGATTTCCTCACTTCTGAAGATTTTAAATCTGGGTTGCTTCTCTTTTTGCTTAATACTTGCTCACGAAGAACTTTTATAAGGTTAACATCGGCTTCGATAGCTTCTGAAAATGCTTTTACAATATCAAATGAATGTCGAAATCTTTCTTTGATTGCTTGTTTTGGATCTTGTGATGCCATAAGGTTTGAATTTTTATTTTGTGGTTTCAGGTTCTGCCTGCGTTGGTTCCTGCTCAACTTTTGGATTTACCATGCTTTCAAACTCTTCTGGAGATAGCGCTGTGGTATTTCCTGCGTCAACGTTAATAATGTGCTGCTCCATTAAGTTTAACGTCATTGCATCTTGCTTCGCGATAGCCATGTCTAGTGCGCGAGTAACAGACACAAGCGTATTACGGAGTTGAATCAAGAAGTTGATTTCTTCGTTGTTTGTGTTCAAGAAGTCAGCAAAAAGTGTTGCTGGTATCG